TCTGGATCACGCACAAAGAAACTATCGCCATACTTAAATGCGTTACGAACGATTTTAAAAATGCGTGTATCAAATTTGTTTAGCTTGGTCCACTGTTGTAGATATTTTGAAATAACTTTGATTTCAGTACTAGTTGCTTTTTCTTTAAATTCAATTTGGAACGGAGTCATATTCTCATCGTTCATCTGTGAGCAGAATTCAGCTAGGATATCAAAGGCCGCGTTAACTTCTGAATCAGTATCCATTGTGTCGTATTGACCATAACGTTCTAAACGATTTGGATGTCCTGAATAAACGTCTGGAAGATAGCTTGAATAGTTTGTTCTTGCAGGAGATGGACCAGATCCTCCACTAATAGGACCTAATTGTCCTGTGGTAGAAACCGGTGTGAAATACTTTTTCCAAGCCATATATTAATCCTTATTCAAACAAGTTTCCTGTCCATGCCAGCTTATCGGACATAACTTTCTGATGTTTTTCTTGCTCGGCATTTAGAGCAATTAGTTTTGCTGTTTGCATATTTAACATGTTTAAGGCCGCAACAACAGCATTCTGGCCGTCAATTAGATTTTTTGTTTCTTGGGTAGATGTTACACTTGCAGGTCCTTTGATAATTTCAGGTCCTTGTTCTCCCACCATTGCGGTTTTTCCTGATGATAAACTACCGCCGGTAGCCATAGCAGTACTGTAATCAAAATCTTCAGAATTATCATCTGGTTTAGGATTAGCAGGTGCCGCAAGTTTTTTATTTTGTTCATCAACTATGGCTTTATTTTTTGCCGCATCTGCTATTTGTTGTTTAGCCTGCTCTTCCTTCATGTTTTTTGCGGAATCGATTATTCGTTGATTGTCTTTATATTCTTTTTCTTTTAGTGCCAGTTTCTCAATTAAATCTCGCTTGGCTTCACTGTCTTCCATCTTGTTTAATTTTTCTTTTTCAGCCAAGTTGTCGTTCAATAGTTTCTTTTGAGCTTCTTCAGCTTTAGCTATTCCGCCTTGTTCCATTTTTAACTTAGCGGCCGCAATATCGCCTTCGTGCATTGCATTTTCTGTTGCGGCTTTGGCTCTAGTGTCCATTGCTTCTTTTTCTTTGTCTAACGCATCGCGTTGCGCTTTTGCATCTTTCTCATCAAAGAATAAACTACCACCGGGGATAGATTTTGCTATCGCAAGTTTGATATCGATCCATAAGTTTTTAAAGAAGAACATAACATCATTCATTATCTTGTCTCGACCTTCTTTGCTGAATAGATTCTTGCCGTAGTCTACTAACTTACCAATCATCTCTTTTACATAAGAGCCAAACTGTTCTAACCTTGCCTGTCCGTTTGGACCCGATATCCAATCTGTAAATGTCTTAACCATGCCATTCATTAGAGGCATCACTGCATCTAACAGCGGACCTATAACTGCATATATCGCTTTGCCCATTGCTTGTAAATCATTTTCTGCATTTGCGGCCATGGCGGCGGCACTATGCATTTGTTTTTCTTGGGCTTCGTTTACTTTCTTTAAATTATCTACAGCACCTTCGTATGTAGTAATACCAGCTTTACTCATATCGTTGCTGGCTTTTAACATAGCTATAGCATTTTGATCGCCTTGGGCGGCCATTGCCTGTAGTGTTTTAATTCCTATTTTTTCTGCATCGTGTGCTCGGTCGAGTTGTAGTTTTGCGCCAAGCTCTTCTAGCTTCTGACGTTTTTCTTCTGCACTCATGTTACTCTTTGTAACAGCTTCCATTTCTTCTAGACGTTTGCTAGCTTCACCGCTCATCGATACAAAGTTTTGTCCTGCTTCGGTCATTGGAGGTAAGCCCATCATCTTGGCTTTCAGTGCATCAACAGCACCTTGTCCACCAGTTGCTAGTGCAACCTTAAGAGCTTCGTTAGCGGCTTCGCGATCTTTTTCGTCCATGCCTTGAAGTGTTGCTTGCCAAGCCTCGTCTTGTGCTTCCTTGGCCATTTTCTTTTCAATTTCTTCTGAACTTTGACCAGTAAGTTTAGCTAGCCTGTCTGTTTGTTTTGCATATTCTGCAACAGAATTTGCAACACCTTGATAATCTTTTTTCTGTGCGGCAGTCAATCCGCCATTGTTTCTCACAAACAATGCCATTTCGTTGGCGCTGTCTTCTGCACTCATACCTAGAGCACGTAAACTGTCGCCCGCACCTGATTGGCGCAATTGACTTGATAGTTTGACAAATGCTTTTGCTCCGTCTTCTGCATTACCACCAAGGCCACGGAATGTGTCTTGTGCATTTTTCATAATGCCTGTAAATTCTGTTAGACTTACGCCCATATCTAACGAAGCAGTTCTTATTCTTCTTAGATCGCCTTCAAATCCAACACCTGTTTTAGACATTCTACGGAAAGCATCTAATTCTTCTTCTTGGATTTTTGCTAGTTGTGCAAATAGACCTGCAACAGTACCCACGATTGGCATATCTTTGAAAGCATCAAAGAACTGGCTCATGCGTAGATGTCCGTCCATTGCTTCCATGCCTAGTTTTGCAAGAGCTTTACCAGCTTCAAATACTGCGCCAAGGACTGCACCAAAGCCTTTTAGCAACATGCCACCAATACCAGTAAGTGCTTTGAATACAAATCCTAGACCACCAGTAGCCATGCCTGCAACTTTACCAAGTACGCCCATGGATTCACCTGCGGCACTTGCGGCTTTTCCTAGTCCGGAAACACCTTTGTCACCACCACCGCCGGCACCTGCCGCGGTTGCACCCGCTTTTGCTTGTCCTTTAAGGGCCGCTAGAATGGCTTTTAGGGTTTCTTCCGAAGCCATGTTGTCTAAAACAACTGGTTGTCCTCCTAGGGTTCCTGATACTGCCGCCATTTAATTTCCTTGGTTATAGTGGTATATAAATACAATCACACATTAGTAAGTTATTTATTCGGAGAAAAAAATGGATACCAAACCTACAGTAGAGAAAAAACAAAACCCTCTGCTAGTTCACATGCGCCAACCTAAGATCTACATCAAGCTACCTAGCGGCGGCAAGTATTGGCCCGAGGGCGCAATAAACGTCAGCGTTAACGGCGAATATCCAATATATTCGATGACTGCTAAAGACGAATTGGTTCTTAAAACGCCAGATGCATTGATCAACGGACAGGCCATAGTAGATGTTATACACAGTTGTATGCCTAACATAAAAAATGCTTGGGCATGCCCTAGCATCGATATCGATGTAATATTGATAGCTATTAGAATGGCTACCTACGGACATATGATGCCGTTGCAGGTAACACATGCGGAACTAGAAGGAGGTAGCGGAGAATTTGAAATCGATCTACGCACTATTTTAGATCAATTACAGGCCAGCATCACATGGGACGAACGCATCGAAGTTAAAGAAAATCTAGTAATGTATATCCGTCCTTTGGATTACAAAACAGCAACAGGTAATAATTTGGCTGAGTTTGAAAGTCAACGTATTATGAAAATCGTCAAGGATGAAAGTTTAAGCGAAGAACAGCGTCTAGAATATTTTAGAGAAAGTTTTAAACGATTAACTGATATCACAGTTGGTATTATCAATCAGTGTATCTATAAAATCGATTCAGATGCAGGGTCAACTGAGGATTCTGATTTCATTAAGGAATTTATGGAAAACAGTGACAAAGAAGTTTTTGATGCTGTTAAAGATCGTTTAGATAAGATGCGAGAAACTAACAGCATCAAACCCATGAATATTAACCTTAGCCAAGATCCAGAAAAACCTAATGTAGTAGAATTACCTATAGTGTTTGACTACGCAAGTTTTTTCGCATAAAGCTCTTGAGCCTATCCATGGCCGAAATACTTAAACTAGCCAACGACATGGAAAGAGAATCAAGAGCTATAACAAAAGAAATACTAAAGTTCTGTTGGTATATGAGAGGAGGAGTTACCCTCGATGAAATGTTTGCAACTGATAGTATACAGCGAGAGCTAATGAGTGAAATCATTACTGAAAATTTAGAAACTACTAAAGAAACTCGACTACCATTCTTTTAATCAATAAAAAAGCCTGCTTCTGCAGGCTTTTGTTTATGTGCCAGTGAATTAAATCCAACCTTCTAAGAATCTACTCTTAAACATCATATCTTCACGCTTGATCTTGTTTGGAATAGCGTTCCCTTGTGCGTCAAATCCTTTATAGTTAGGACTGCCTCCTACCCAATTACTAAAATTGTTTCCAGCTGACTTGGCCATACTTGTACCTGCTTGTCTTTGGCCTTGTAATCTAGCCTTCGTTGCGGCCGCTACTGATTTAGCATCTCTTTGATCGCCGGCTTGTTTTTGCTGTTGTTGATTATTTGCAGGAGGTGTTGTGCCTGCTGGTGGTGTTGCATTAGCATCTGCCGGAGGATTTGCATTAGCATTAGCCGGTGGTTGCGTAGCATTAGGCTGTGGTGTAGCGTTAGCATCTGCTGGAGGTTGTGTTGCATTAGCCGGTGCTGTATTTTGTTGCTGTTGTTGCTGTGTATTAGCAGGTGCATTAGATCCGCCGTCTGCATTGCTAGCAGATCCTGTAGGGACGCCACCTGATGTATTTTGAGCTTGTTGTGTATTTTGTTGCTGTGTATTAGACTGCTGTTGTTGCTGTTGAGATTTTTGTTGTTTTTCTAACTCATCAGCTTGTTGTATTAGAGCTTTACCTTGTTGACGTAATTGATTTGGATCCTGTCCTTGAACACCGCCAGCTTGCTGTTGACCGCCAGCTTGCTGTTGTCCAGCACCTTGCTGTCCGTCTGGAGCAATACCTGTTAGATCATAATATGGAGATTTAGGATTTTGTGCGCCTTTATCAACGCCATTTACATATTTGCGTCCTGAATTGAATCCCTGTTTAAATTTGTCCCCAACACCACGGATTCCACCGATAGTAGCACCAACTGCATTAGCGGCTCCGCCGGCAAAATCGCCTACAGCTCGACCAACAGTTCCAAGAGGACCTTCTTCGAGATCTTGATTTTCTATTAATAGTTCTTCAATGCGCATTAGATAACTCCAATATGATAATTTGCTCTTTTATTTAACTCAAAAAGTGATTTTAAGTACTTATGTGAGCTAACGCTCACATGCTTCTGCGCTATCGCTTGAAGCTATTTCTATATCTAATTATAGAGCATTATAGAACTGCGAAGCAGTTAAGATATTATCTAGATATAATGGTCACACTTAGCCCTGCCCGGGCTAAGAAAAACTTGACATTATCTGAGTACGCAAGTCACATCGCATTGTAGCATTACCGTGGCGGTCAGCCTGTACCACTAGCTACGTCTTTACTGACGGCAGTTATTACACAGATGCGATCCTGTCCAACAACTCGGGGCTTCTCTGTCCCCTCATTTTAGCTCTTTTTCACTCTTTTCAAACAACTAAACCGCGGCATTTGCGATCGACGTCCTGTTAAGGATGGTAGTTGAGTACTCTGTACAGCGCAGAGAATTCCGTCCCTCTTATTATCGAGTTGGCGTGGGCACACGATGTTAGCCTGTGCTAGCTTTTACTGTTAGAGAGCCTAGATTTTGTCTTTTATGTGTGAGCCATGTACACGGACCTGTATGTGTCCGTTATAATAGTCGTCTGATTCTAATACTTTGCGGTCGAATTGTTCGCGGGCCTCAATGTACGATGTTGCTGATTTTGATTTACAGTAATATAATATTTCGCGGGTAAATTTGTCTGTGCCTAATAATTCTATGTCTGCTGTTAGATTGGGACTGCTTCCGTAGTAAGTTTGCCAGTCGCTGTCTACTTTACCTCTAATACGTTTCTTTTTCTTCTTGCCATTCTTAAGTTTAACGGTCTTGTATGTGGTCTTGGCAAACTTGGCCAATTTTTTTCCAACATACTTACGCCCCGTGACTGTGTTAGTGATTAGATAAACAAATCCAACACAGTCCTCGGGTAGTTCTTCAACTAGATTTCCTTGATAAGTCCAAGACATTAAGCAGTCTTGGCCTCCTTGCGAGCATTTTTCTCTTCAGTGATTTCGTTACGGCGAGCTTTGATTAACTTGCCTACTTCTGCCAACGCCTTGCGAGCACGTGTACCTGCGGCTGAATTGCCTTTAGTAAACTTTGCATCTTCTGATTCCCACATTGCGATTGCTGATTTGATTGATTCAATTGTTGCGCTCATTATTCTTTTCCTTGGTTGCTTGATTTTTTTCTCTAACTGCTCTTTTGACTACTTGGATTTCGTCCATTATTTCTTTTTCTGTTTCGCGCAAGGCTTTCAAAGCCATGCGTAGTACAACTGCTTTTTCGTAAGTGGGCTTTCTCGACCAGTATTGATGTACATTGTACCATTCAACTAGCTGAGTAAACATCTTTTCATGAAGCTCGTTGTATTTGTTTAGCATTATGTTTCGATAACATCCACATCGTTTGAGTAAAAGGTAAAACCGTTCTCTTTGATAACACGAAGCACGGTGTTTACTCGACCAATCAACTCATCTTTATGTGAAATTAAGTAAATGTTCTTGTTTCTTTCGCGAGACATCTTCTTCAAGACAGCTACACCGGCTTCAACTCCGGCCGCATCCATACCTGCGTCAATTAACTCGTCGATGAATAACAAGTTAATATGTTGATACAAGTTTTCCCATACGTCACGGAATGCCCAGCTCAGGCTTAAGATAAGTCTATTGCGTTCACCTCGACTTAGATTATCAAAGTCTAGATCCTGTCCAAACTGTGTAATTTCTACGTTAAGGTCGTTTTTAAATGTAACTGTGTGTGGTAATCCGATTTTGTCGATGTAATAACTCAATCTCTTATTCAAGTATGTTAAGTTTTGATCAATGATCTTCTTACGAACAAAGCTATCTTTATTGGTCAATAGCTTATACAAGAACTCTTGATGATCTTTAATACGGGTTAGATCATTTATTGTATCCCAAGTGATTTCTTGTATAGCAGTACTTTTAAGTTCTTCTATTTGTTCGTCGTAGGGATTGGGATCATCTGCTCTAGAGATTAGACTTTTCTCTAATCCGTCTAAGTTATTTTTATGACCAAGTGCTTCTGCTTCAGTTTCGTAAAAAGTTATAGGCTGTCTATTAATAATACCAACGTCTTGTATTTCTCTATTGATCTTTGCAGTATCATTAAACACTTTATCTAGATATGTTTGTGCTTCTGATAAATTTTTATTAGCAGTTACAGTCATTTCTTCGTGTTTGTGATCGTGGAGATCTTGTTCACAAGCAGGACATGTTTTATTTGCTAGATCATCTAGCTCTTTTTTGTATTTGTTGCGGGTCTTTTCTGCTTGAATAACTGCGGCTTCTAATTGCGATTTCTGCTTGATTAGATTGCGAAGTTTAGTATTATCTTCAGTCCACTTCTTTAAATTAGTATGCGCTAGCAATTCTGCGTCAATATCTACGCTAGATAACTGCATAATAGCTTTACTTAGGTTTTCAACATCGCTTTGCTTCTTGTTTTCCCAAGCAGAACTCTTTAAAACTAGGCTGTCGATGCTCTTTTGAACGTTTTCGTTAGCTGTTTTGATAGCTTCGATCTTTGCAGTTTCGCTTGTAATCGCATCTTTTGTGTCTTTCATTTGCGATTTAAGGCTTTCTGCTTTCTCTGATAACAGAGTTATCCCTAATAGTTGCTCAATGATCTCACGCTGATCTGCCGCTTTAAGACTCAAAAACGGTTCTGTGTAGGTGTTTAAAGCTACCAAATGTTTAAACATCAGGTGGCTCATACCTAGTAATTGTTCTATGTGTTTTTGGGTTTCTCGGCTATCGCCCTGTGCATCATCTTCCCCATCGTCATCTGCGGTTTGTTCTTGATCGTTGACATATAACTTTAAAACATTGGGTTTACGACCCCGCTCGATGCGATATGCTGTGCCGTTAACATCAAACTCTACTGTAACCAGCATGTTTTTTGCATTGGTTTTATTGATCAAATTCTCTTTACGGATGTTTGTTAATGCCTGTCCGTACAATGCATAGCTGAGAGCATTGATCATGGTAGTTTTACCAGTACCGTTGCGACTTCCGCTGTCATCCCCACCCAAGTCTAGGTTCTCACCTAGTACTAGTGTTAGATGTTCTTTGTCAAAATCTACGGCCTGAGTTTGGTTACCGACGGAGAGAAAATTCTTCACAGTTATATTACGGATCTTAAACATTTTTGTATTGTCTCATAAGATTATCTTTCCACGGAAGCATTCGGAGATTAGTAATTGCCGATGCCTCTTCTGTTGTTATACCTTTTTCAAAACATTCCTTAATAGGAATAATATGATCTAATTGCCATCCGCCTTCGACTCCGCATAGCGTTCGAGGATGTCGTTCTGGATTAATGATATCTATATTTTGTTCATATACTTTTTGACTTAATCCGTGAACCTGTCTTACATATCTCCTATATTCTGGAGTATTTGGATTACGCATCTTTCCGTTACCGACACCTTTTACTCCGGGGTTGTATACAGTGATATGACACAAATGGCTACAATATTTTCGAGGAACCGATTTTATTGAACTAAATTTTTTTTTACAATCCGGGTTCTGACAGACACACTGAATAGTTCGTCGCTGTTGCGGAACAACTGATCCTGCTCGTCTACCTTTAATAGTAGTCACTCCAAGGTCTTTTCGCAGTTTACTTATAGTTGGCATAGAAGCATTAACTAACTCACATAGATTCGTAAGTGATATATTTGGGTTAGCAATCAATTTTAGTTCATCCTCTGTAAATGTTCTTTTATAACGAAATCCGCCTCTTGGCATAATATACTCCTAAAAAAGTATTTATGTATTCCCCGTTATGTTCTTTATATTAAATGTCATAAGTTATGATAGATATTCAGTAATAGCGATTTGTCAAAGGCATCAGATTCGATATTAATCAGCTGTTCACTAACAATTTGGTCAACTGATTCAAACTTGGCATCTGGATTATCGTCGATAGTACCTTCTAAGTTGTTTTTCTCCTGTATCAAACTCATTTCACGAATATCATAATTGTTTGTAAACTCTTCTTTGATAAAATTAGCTTCCTCAAAGCTGATGTCTATATCTAAATGTACCTTTAAGTACATCTTAGATTTCATGATATCGTCTTTCTTATCGATTAATTCTGATAATTTGATAACTCGGAACTTGGGCGCATCCTCCCAGGTCTGATATTGAGGCTCACCGCCCCACTCTAAAGTCATCATACCTCGATCGTCATCCCACGCATCTGCAAAGTTATGCGGAAACGCATTACCGATGTATTGAACTTTCTGATTAACTTGGCGTTTATGAAAGTGTCCTGAGAATACATAGTCTGGACTACTAAAATCTTCGGCTCGTAATTCGCCGTGATCTGGCATCTGCACCATAGCGTTCATAAAGAAGTTGGGAAGTTCAAAGTGTCCAAACACATACTTGCTTTTCAAGTTGCGCATGGTCTTCCATTCATCGCCTATCAACCAGGGGACAAAGGTAACATCACCGGTAGTAAGGATGGAGTCGACAACAGTAACGCCAGGAATATGCTTGCCAAAACTACTGCTATGAACACTACGCTTGTCTTTATAAAATAAATCATGATTCCCAGGAAACCAAAAAAATTGTTCAAATGCGGCACCTAACTTCTCTAGACTTCTAATGCTAGCATCTAGAGTTGTTAGGTTGATCGAGTTACGGTTGTGATGCCAATCTCCTAAAAAAATTGCTGTTTCGCAATTTTGTTCTTTGGCTTGTTGAATGAACCAATCAACAAATTCCTCACAATCCAAGTTGTGCGTTTGGCTGTTAGACTTCAATCCAAAATGGATATCAGTAAAACACGCGGCCTTCTTAAAAAGTCCCATCTATATTTTCTCCTACAGTTAGTATAGCAGGTAAAATGACAAAGATCAAGCCTCTGATTCGCCTTCTTCTGGTGCCTCTTCGGATTTTGGCATACGCAGGTTCTTGTATATTTCAGCCTGACGTGCAACCTCTTCGGCAAATTCATCTCTAGTTTGACGAGTCATACTTGGAGTTAGTCCTGCTTCTTCTAACATGTCATCTCGAATATTTTGCATTTTCTTTTCAATGTTTAATACTCTAGTGAAACTATTAGTAACAGCCGCCGTGTAGTATGCAAATGGATTTTCTGATTTGGATTCATCAAACTGTAGGCCAATTTGGCTTAACTGTAAAATGGCTTGTCCGCGCATCTCTTCAATGTAGGTATAACCGCGCCAGTTGCTACGCTGTGCATATCGCTCTGAAAGTTTGATATACATCTTACCTAAGTTTTCTGTAATACGTCCGTGGTCCTTGGAAAACTTACCTGTTTTAATGCCACCTTTCCAGTGACTCTTACCTACACACACTAATTGATCTGCATCGTTGAATTTCCAGTGTTGGAATGGGGGAAAGTTTACTTTATCGTGTCCGTCTGCGGTACTTTTTACTGTCTTTTTACGACCTGGTGCTAGAGGAATATGTTCGAATGTCATTATACGAATGATGACATCTGTTTTTGGAATAGTCTTATAGTCTGGAGTTACCTCTGCTAGTTTGACTTTTTTATCCCCAGCTAGTTTAGCTTTGTTGAATATTTCTAATCCTATACGTTTAGCTCTTGCACGTTTAGCATCTGCAATAGTTCTAATGTTAACTTTATCCAAATTAGTTAAAATTATATCGTATTGGTGATATTCGGGTTTGGTAAAACTGCTATATGAATTCTTACTTTTGTGAATCTCAGCAAGTAGATCTCGGTTATTGAGATACTTGACCTTTCTTGTTGTTATTATACCGGTCATTATTTTTCTCCTACAGTTAGTATTGTAACATAATGTTTACAGGAGAGTCAACCATTTTGTAAGATGTGATTAACTGCACACATTATTTATCTGGGTAAATAACGTACAGGAATAAACTATGGCTACTACTCTAACACCAGATCAAGAAGCGTTATCTAACAAAATTATAGATTTGCAGAATCAAGATTCTGCCCTTGGGACTCAGATTTTTCACGCAACTGCCTCTGGTGATACTTCCACAGCTGAAGCATTAACAGCACAGCGGGCCACCCTTAACGAACAAATAAATGCGGCAAACATACAGTACTCTCAGTTACCGCCCGCCGGTCAACCAACCGATGCAGTTGGAAATTCAGGAACTACAACTCCTGCTGATACTGCTACTGTTACTCCGGGCATTGATGAAGGCCCTACAAACGAAGGCACAAATCCAAGCGGAGAACCGGGTGCCAATACAGCAGTTGATGACGGTGGCACGACAGTACAAACATTTGACGATGGAAGCACATTAACAACTAACCCCGATGGTACAACTAGTTCAACTCCTAGTCCAACGCCTCCTGTACCGCTTGCTCAAGCAAATGCAGATCTTAAAATTGCATCTGATGCACTAACCGAAGCACAAAACAATTCTAATTCTGCAAAGAAAACTCTCGACTCGGCACAACAAGCACTAGATAATGCAAATGTTGGTCTATTAGCCGACCAGCATATTTTACAAGATCTACAAAAAGAACAAGCAACTGCTATCGAGAATGGTGAGGATACTACAGAGATTGATGCAAAGATAGATGAGCAAGAACAATACATTCCTCTTGATGAACAAGATGTTACAGATGCAGAAGATGCTCTTAGTGCGGCTCAAGATAATTTTGATGAAGCCAATGATGCATTGGCTACTGCAACTGACGCATACAATACGGCACTACAAACTCAACAGGCTTCTCAAGCCGCAGAACAGGCGGCCACCGCATCTGGAAATACAGAAAGCGTAACAAATCCTCCAGCACCATTAGGCGGAAATGGAAGTATAGATTCAGAATCTCAAGCAAAAGATCAAGCAACACAATCAGGAGCAGGTGCAACACGCAGTCTTGTACAAGGAGCCAATCTTCAACGAACACCTCTAAACTCTGTACCTCAGTCTCCTGCGGCCGCCCAAGCAGAATTTTCTTCGTTAGACATGCGAGTTAAATTGCGCATACCAGACAATTATCTAGTAGGACCAGCGGCCGGACCAGAGGGTAGACTAAAACAGTTAGGTGGGATATTATTTCCCTATACCCCACAAGTAAGCGCATCGACTCAAGCGGCATACAGTCAAAATAAAGTAACACATAGTAACTATCAATTTTACAATTATCAAAGCTCGTCAGTTGGTCCAATCACTGTATCTGGTAAACTTACAGCACAAAATGAATTTGAAGCCGCATATATTCTAGCATGCCAGCATGTGCTACGTGCTTTAACAAAAATGAAATGGGGGAATGATCAAAACGCAGGATCTCCTCCGCCTATCTGTCGATTTGATGCCTACGGTGATTATCAATTTAAAAATATTCCAGTAACTGTTGCAGATTTTAAATTAGAGTTGCCAGATGGTGTTGATTATATTCAAGTTGGTAGAGGTACAATGGGTTACGGAAACACAATGGTTCCTACAAGTTGCACATTATCAATAACATTGAATGTAATGTACAGTAGAACCGAAGCTATGAACTACGGAGTAGATGCATGGCTGAATGGAAAATTAGCAGGTAAAGGATATCTATAATGACATCAACATACGATAAAGCAAGTCCGTATTATTTTACAGATCAAAGCCAGGGATACTTAGATGTCATCGCATTTAGAGATATTCCAAGCCAAGCCGACGATATACAATATGTCGTGGATCCTATCTATATGCACAGACCAGATCTATTAGCATACGATTATTATCAAAATGCAGAACTATGGTGGGTGTTTGCTATGAGAAATAAAGATATAATTAAAGACCCTGTGTATGATCTAGTTCCGGGTGTAACGATCTTTATTCCAAAGATCACTACACTAAAATCAGTATTAGGAATTTAATAAATGGCAACTCCGGGCCCAGAAGGCGATCGCAAAACTGCGCAAGATTCTAATCAAGCGGATATAGCTACTCAGCAGGGTGCAGTTCCGGGAACCACAAACGAAGCCGCCAACGGAACTATCTTAGCAGGAAATCAACCACTGGTACTCAAAGGAAGCGAGTACAACGTTTTACATGACTATAGATCTTGGAATTATGTTCTCACATTAAGTGCATTAGAAGATTCTGCATTATCAGATCCAACAAATTATGCTGTTTCTAGTCAGAAATATATTATATTAAAATCTTCTGGCAAAGGCACACAAGTAATTTCAAATCAATTAAGTCAACGGGTTGTTTCTAATACTGAAACAAACAAAACAGAGTTATTAGGACTAATAAATGACTTCAATAAAAATAGTCCTGGAAGATTTGACATGTACATTGATAATTTAAAAATCAATACAGTCATGTCGTACTCTCCTCAAGGCGGAACTGCCTTGCCTAGAAAGATTAGTTTTAGCGTATATGAACCTTATAGCATGGGTGGATTCTTAGAAGCACTACAGACTTCGTCTAGTGCGGCTGGTGCGATATCATACCCTGCAGGTAATTTTTGTCTTAAGATAGAATTTTATGGTTATAAAGATACTGTAACCGGTCCAGACGGTTCTCCCGAATTGATTCCAAACACTACTAGATATTATCCTGTAAAAATCACAGGAGTAGATGTAGAGACATCAGACAAAGGAACTACATATCAGGTAAAATGTAATTCAGAAAATGATATGGCCTATGGTCTTCCTAACAATTTAAGAAGTGATATAAAAGCAGAAGGTACTACAGTTGGAGAACTTTTAAAAAATCTTTTTATAAACTTAAACAAAGCTACAGAAGACGATGCAAAAGAAACAAAAGGCACAGAAACTAAGAATAAAGATCGTTATGAAATATATTTTGCAAAAGCAGAAGCACCCGGCACTAAAGTAGTATCTACAACATTAGGTCAATCTGATGAATGGACTGGACCTGGAAGCATTTATGCTTCGCCACTAAATGATGAATTGAGAGCTAATCCTATATATGCTTTTTCTACACCCGATCAAGCCAAGACAACTGGTGAAGGTTATGTTGGTCAGGACAAGTCTTCTTCGAATCCTACAAAAACAGATAATACTATAAAATTAGAACCAAGCAAGAACTTGGCGAATTTTGCAAAAGGGTCAAAAGTTAGCGAAGTTATCGAAGCTTTGATTAGAGATAGTGAATATACTAAAAATATGCTTAGGTCCATCGACGATGCAAAAAAAGGAGATGGAATAGTTCAATATTTTATGGTTAGAACAGATGTGGAACTGTTAGAAGGAAATACAGATCCACAAGGTCTTTCAAAAAATAAATTATTTAGATTTGTAGTATGTCCTTATCGCATCCACTATACACAAATACCAGGCGAACAATTAGGCGTAACAGATTATACTCCTATAACAAATCAGATTAGAAGAACCTATGACTATTTGTATATGGGAAAAAATAAAGATGTTATCAATTTTAATTTAAAATTCAATCATTTATATTTTCAGGCAATGCCTCCTAGAGCAGGAACTGTTGATAGTAGTGCGGCCTCAACAGGCGCCGCGGCTGGAAATACAGTAAACGTAACTGCTCCTAAGGCAAATGAAGAGACTGTTAAAGAAAAGAAAAATCCTACAGCTAAAGTAGTAACGATACCAGAAGGATTTGTACCAGCTAACGGATTACAGGGCCAAGCAAAGCAACAAGATCCCTATCATCAATTGGCACAGACAATGCACAATGCGATAACTGCTTCGGTTGATTTGATGAAATGCAATCTTGAAATATACGGAGATCCGTATTATGTAACAACAGGTGGTGTAGGAAATCAAATACATCCTTTAGTAAATCTAGGACTAACATCAAACGGCGAAGCTCCTATGTATGGCGGAGATGTTTATATAAACATAAATTGGCGAACTCCGATAGATTATGATACATTTGCAAATGGCGGTTCAATGTATTTCGATTCTCAAATATTGCCATTTAGTGGAATTTACAAAGTTACAGAAGTTAATTCCGATTTTAACGGCGGTGTGTTTAAACAGTCTATGACAGTTTTACGTATGAACGGCCAACTAATAGAAGCTAAGAAAGCAGACACAAGTCCTGGATTTAAAACAACGCCTGAACCAGGACAACAACAGGTTAAAGACATTGCTCCGATTGGAGTTCAGTCTAGTGGTTCACGACCAAACGATTTACAAATAGCTACACTTGTTAGAGGCTTGCCTAGTGCTGGCAGTTTAGGGTCTCTTCCTAACTTTACTAATGCGGCAGGCGGCGGAATTGGAGGACTTGTTGGTGCGGCTACCGGCGGACTGACCGGTGTTGCGGGAGTAGGCGGCGCGGTACAAAATATAGTAGGACAAGTTAGAACTATAGGACCTCAATTAGGGATCAACGTGGGGTCAAGTTTAAATGGTGTAAATGCGTTAGCATCTGGTATTAGGTTAGCCACTAGCGGACTGTCAAATATAATAGGCGGCGCATCTAAATTGGCTCCTGCAACTGTTGCCAGTGTTGATAATATAATAGGTGGAGCAGTTCCTACTGCAAACTCTGCCGCCACCCTAGCATCTGGTGTTACTAGTCAAATTACTGCCGGTGGCGGAAGCATAACTGGGTTAACAGGATCAGCAGTTGGCAATGTAACAGGTCAAGCAGATTCTCTATTAAACAACGCTAAAGCAAATATAACAGCAGTAACAGCGGGCGTTCCAAACTTAGATCCCGCAGGACTAGCATCTAGTGTAGGAATAGATCCCTCTCAAGTATCTGGATTGGATCCCTCAATACAAAGTAAAGTGCTTTCACAGCTACAAACATTCCAAAGCGAAGTACCAGACAACGTTGACTTAAATTCATTTAAGGGACAAGGTCTTGTTATGGCAAACGTAACACAAGATAACGTAGGAAATTTACCTCCAGTACAGCTAGACAACTTAGGCGCAGATACAAATGCCGCATTAATGATGGCTAGTGCAGGATCATTAACTCAGGGCGGGCTAACAACACCCATCAGTTCAGGAAACTTACCAGGTATTTCCGGATTTAACCAGTTGACTAATTCAATTGGACAGTCAACAAGCGGACTAACACAGGGATTAGGGTCAGTTAGTCCAACTGCACTCACAGACAAACTCACAGCATCCCAGGCGAGTTTAAATAACCTTGTAGGATCGAATCTTAATGTGTCTAACAGTCTAGCAGGATTATCGCCAGCACAAGCAGGATTAGGATCAGTTGAATCAAATCAATCTGCAATTACTAGCTTAGTGCAAGGCGGGTCTGCAGATCTTTCTAAATCAGCATCTGCTGTATTTGGTTCTAACAGAGTATCGAGTCCACTAGATAAGTTAGTGGCGTCGACAAACCAAGGGAATATAAACAATGGATGGGGTGAAGGTTAATGAGTAGTCCAGTCAATATAGAATCTAGAGGTCCTGGAAAACATATAGGAAAAGGTCCCTATCTAGGGATAGTAACCAACCACCTAGATACCACATACATGGGTATGCTTGAAGTTACTTTACTCAAAGGAACTTCTGGAAAGATAGATCTTAAAGGTACACAGGTTGCTGTTCGATACCTAAGTCCGTTCGCCGGATCAACCAATGTTGATTTTGAAGGAAACGATTCTGCAAATTTCCAGGATGTACAAAAATCCTACGGAATGTGGATGGTACCGCCAGACATTGGAAGCACAGTTTTGTGTATCTTCATAGATGGAGATTCTAACGCCGGTTATTGGATAGGTTGTGTACAGGATCGTTTTCAGAACCATATGATTCCTGGTATTGCGGCTAGCAAATACACAGAAATGACACCCGAACAGCAGACAAAATATGGTACTAACTATTTGCCTGTTGCGGAATTCCATAAGAAAAGTAGAACATTACAGTTACCTACTCCTAGTACGTTTACTAAACCTATACATCCTTTCGCAGACAGATTACTACAAGAAGGTTTATTATTAGATACTATTCGCGGAGTAACAAGCAGTAGTGCTCGAAGAGAAGTTCCAAGCCAGGTATTTGGAATAAGCACTCCTGGTCCTATCGATCAGTCACCAAATGCTAAGAGAGCTGAAATTGGATTTGAGAATCCTGTCAAAGCACCAGTTAGCCGGTTGGGAGGAACGACCTTTGTCATGGATGACGGTGACAAAGATGGTAAGAACGAACTAGTAAGATTAAGAACACGAACTGGGCATCAGATTCTATTGCACAATTCTGCAGATTTAATTTACATAGCAAATGCCAAAGGAACTGCGTGGTTAGAAATGACCAGTAATGGTAAGATAGACATCTATGCCGAGGATTCTGTAAGCATACACAGCGAACAAGATTTTAACTTTAGAGCTGACCGTGATATAAACTTTGAAGCAGGCAGAAACATGCATATCAAGGCTAGCGGTACGATGGAAACTAACGTCATCGATCAGTATTACCTTTTGGTTGGTAAGCAAGGAAAATTACAATTTGGTGGAAATTATAATCTAGATTCTAACGCAGAAATGAGATTGCAATCTAGTAGTGCAATGAGTATTTCTGCTGGTGGAGATATACGAGCGATATCGGGCGCAAACATGAGTTTAGGTGCCACAGGACAACAAAAATTAGTTGCTCCTACTATATCACTGAACTCGTATGACACAGATGCCCCAACTACTCCCGATGTGCCTACAGCGTTAGAAGTATTTTCCTTACCTAACAGAACAGCAGGAGTTGGATGGTCCAATAATCAGTTCTATAAAGATAGCGATATTCAAAGTATTATGCAACGTGTTCCAACGCACGAGCCGTGGGATCATCATGAAAGTGTCAATCCTAGTAATTTTACTCCTGATAAAACAAATACACAGGTTAACCAACCTTTGGATGCACCATCTAGTCCAACTGCAGGAAGCGGACCGGTACCTGTTAATAATAATCCTATAGGAAAACCTTTAGGAAAAAATGCCTCATCTAATGAAGCTTTCTTAAAACAGACTTTGATTAACGGGGGAGTTACAGATCCTATCAAACTAGCGGCCTGGATGGCACAATGTAAAGTTGAAAGCGGCGGATTTATATACCTTAAAGAACTTGCAAGTGGATCTGAATACGAAGGTCGTTCAGACCTTGGTAATACACAATCAGGAGATGGTGTTAAATTCAAGGGCCGCGGATTCATACAATGTACAGGTAGAAAAACATATCAATCTATGGCCAAATACTTTGGACAAGATGTTGTTGGTTCACCTGAACTAGTAGAACAGATTGAGTTAGCCGCAAAGAGCGTCCTATTCTTTTTTAATGTCTTTAAAAATATAGGATTTAAAAATAAAACGATGACACAACCTTATACTGATACTACAGCATTCTGGGATGATTGTAATTCTGTTTCTGCTCTTGTTAATGGCGGTACGAACGGATTATCCCAACGTATTTCGGCATACGCATACTATAAAAACTTGTTTACAACTCAAGGAATAAATGCTGGTGCAACTACTACAACTGCGTCTAACGTAGTTACAACTGGATCGGGCGGCGTTTTAACAGACAGCTCAGGAAACCCGGTTAGAACAGGTCAATAAATAACACTATGCCATATAAGAATCTAGTCATAACCCCAACAAATAGGAATCCTGTGATTTCTAATCAAACATCACAGTTTTACAAAGGATTCAGCACGGTAGATGAAACTAAGATCAATCCCAAGTTATATGATTATGATCTAATCAAACAGGACATATTAAACATGTTCCGCACACGACAAGGCGAGCGTGTTATGAATCCGAATTTTGGCACGATTATATGGAATGTTATATTTGATCCTCTAACAGAACAACTTAAAGAAGCAGTTGTACAAGACGTTAATCGCATATTAAATTTTGATCCTAGAGTGGTTCCTGTGTCGATTAACCTAACTGAAGAGCCATATGGCCTGCTGTTAGAGTCAACCCTGTCCTATGTTGGAACAAACCAGACTGATGTGCTTAAATTATCCTTTGATAAAGAGCTCGGGCTGGTACAACAATAATATACGTACTTAAACTTTTCAATAAATATGTTATCTAGGGCAGATAATATATATGATACCAGCAACTAATTCACAACTACTCGTCGCAGAAGATTGGAAAAAGATTTACCAATCTTTTCAAAATTCAGACTTTACTTCATACGATTTTGACACATTACGTCGTGTAATGATTCAATACCTTCGTGAAAATTATCCGGAGGATTTCAATGATTATATTGACAGCAGTGAGTATATTGCCCTAGTAGATCTTATTGCTTATCTTGGTCAGAACCTAAGTTTTCGTATTGATTTAAATGCTCGCGAAAACTTCCTAGAAACAGCACAACGCACTGATAGCGTATTACGACTAGCTCAGCTAGTCAGCTATAATCCTGTGCGCAACGTGCCTGCTAGTGGCTTTTTAAAGATAACTGCCGTTACAACAACAGACAACGTTATAGATGCTAATGGAGTTAATTTAGCAAATCAGATCGTGGGCTGGAATGATCCTACTAACACAAATTGGTATCAACAGTTTATCAGCATTATGAATTCTGCTATGCCAAACACATTTACCTTTGGTCAGCCTTATGATAAAGCAACGATAAACGGAATTCCAACAGAACAGTATCGTTTGAATACTGCTAACACAGATGTTCCTGTTTATGGATTCCAAAGTTCTATAAACGGAACTAACATGCCTTTTGAAATAGTAGGTAGTTTGTTTTCAGGACAGTCTTATATCTATGAAGATCCCCCATTGGCAGGTAATACACTAAGTTTTATATTTCAGAATGATAATCAAGGTGCTGGATCTGCTAACACTGGTTTCTTCTTCCACTTCCGCCAAGGTACAACAAACTACAGTGATTTTTCAATTACAAATCCTGTAGCGGATGAGATAATTGGAATCAACGCCAACAACATTAACAATACAGATGTGTGGTTATGGCAACAAGGTACTAACGGAGCCTATAATACTTTATGGTCTAAAGTTCCTTCGACTGTGGGTAACAATGTTATCTATAATAGTTTGTCTAGTGATATAAGAAATCTATATGCAGTATCAACAAGAGCAAATGATCAAATTGATTTAAATTTTGCAGATGGTAGCTTTGGAAACTTACCTAAAGGTAACTTCCGTTTATTCTACAGACAAAGTAATGGATTAACATATTCTATCACGCCTGAACAAGTTAGCGGAATATCAGTTTCTATTCCGTATTACAATAAGAGCGGACAATTAAACACTCTTAAACTAACACTGACATTACAATATACAGTAACAAATAGTTCTGGATCAGAATCTGTTGCTTCTATAAAACAAAAAGCACCACAGACTTATTATCTACAGAATCGCATGATCACAGGTGAGGACTATCAGATTGGTCCTTTAACAGTGGGTACAGATATTTTAAAAGTAAAGAGTATCAATAGATCCAGCAGTGGCATTTCGAAGTATTTTGAACTAAGCGACATAACAGGAAAATATTCAAGTACTAATATTTTTTGCGATGACGGAATTATCTACGAAGAACAAAGTCAGCAGACTCTTAATTTTAAATTTACAACAAGAAATGATTTCTTTGGAACACTAAAAGGAAAAATAGAACCAATCGTTCAAAGTCCTAGTTTTAAAAATTTCTACATGCAAAATTATCCTAGACCGACTTTGTCTAATTTGTCGCTGTCTTGGGTAACTGTAAAAAATTCAACTAATCAAACAACTGGTTATTTTAATAACCAGTATGGTGCACCTACAGAAACCGGCTACTTCAGTTCAAGTAATTTACAGTACGTAACACCTGGTTCTTTGATTAAATTTGCGCCACCACAGAATTATTATTTTTTACCAACTGGTCAGCTAACTTCAACTCGAGATGAAACTACTACAGATTACATGTGGGTCAAAGTAATACAAATTATAGGCGATGGTGCAAATAGTGGAGCAGGTAAGTTGGTCGATGGTTCGGGTCCTATAACACTAGCAAACTACGTGCCTTCGACTGCGGTACCGGTTGAAGTTATTCCAACGTTTGTTACTAATTGGTCATATGCGTTAGAAAATCAAATAGTTAATCTTGGATTAATCAACCGAAACTTTGGATTGAGCTTTGATAGAATTTCTAGACAATGGTTTGTTGTAGTTGATACAAATTTAGATCTTAACAGTCCCTTTGATTTGATTTATCAAGGAGACACAACCAATGCCAATAAAGATGCTAGTTGGATGATTGCATTTCAATGGACTGGAAACAGTTATAACGTCTATTATAGAATACTAGATTATTTGTTTGAGAGTGCGGCAGAAACTGCATTTTATATTGATAATACTTCACAGAATTATGACTACATCAACAACCGTGTGATTAAAGATACTATCAAGGTATTAGGAGTAAATTGGTCTCCTAACAGCTACACACCGGCACAAATTACAATATCGGCAACTGCCGGTCCTGCTACAGGTATACGTATAATTGGCGGGGGTTCTGGATACAGTAACGGTACTGCTATTGCAACTACTACAAATGGCGCAGGTGCAGGCTTGACAGTGACTATAACAGAAACAAATGGAGCGATCACTAGTGCGGTTATAGTCAACCCCGGTCATGGTTATAAAGTAGGGGATCAAATCATACCGTCAGGTGGTTCTAATTCAATCATTGTTGTATCATCTGTTGGTCCAGGTAATCTTTTAGGACTTAGTATAGATGTTCCTGGTTCAGGTTATACTAGTACACCCTCAGTCTCGATCGGCAATGCTCTTGTTATTCCTTTCCTAACTAATGGTTCTATTTCTAATTATTATATAGCCAACTCTGGAACAAACGTAACTCTTAATTCTAGCGTGACTATTGGCAATGCTTCTCAGAGTATACTAGCATCGTC